ACAACACACTCAACAACAGCCGCAAGCCCAAGCTCCCGATCCCAAGGCTCAAGGCTGGGCTGAAAACAACGAGTGGTTTGGTAGTGACGAGGTCATGACCTACGCCGCGTTTGGTGTGCATCGCAAACTGGTTGAAGAAGAAGGCTTTGACCCGCAGAGCGATGAGTACTATACTGAGATTGATCGGCGGATGCGAGCGGAGTTTCCGCATAAGTTCGCCGATCAAAAAACGAGCAAGAAGAAGCAGGTCGCCTCTGCTGGTTCTTCGGCGTCTCGCAACACGAAACAGGGGCGCAGGTCGGTAAAGCTGTCACCATCACAGATTGCCATCGCTAAGAAACTCAATGTTCCTCTCGAGGAATATGCGAAATACGTGAAGGAGTAAGTGACAATGGCTGACAGAACACCCCGAGCCGCAGAAACCCGCGACAAAACTCAACGTCGCAAACCGTGGGCACCGCCCAGCCACCTCGAAGCCCCTGACCCCCCACAGGGTTTTGTGCATCGATGGATTCGAACTGCAATGCGCGGCGAGGAGGACAAGATGAACGTCCACGCCAAACTGCGTGAAGGATGGGAACCCGTCCGTGCAGATGAGTACCCGAACCAAAACTACGCTTCTGTCGACGAAGGTCGGTACGCAGGCGTGATTGGTAATGGTGGTCTGATGCTGTGCCGCATCCCTGAAGAAACAGTGCATGAGAGATCCGCGTATTACGGGAACCGGACCCGCGAACAGATGCAAGCTGTGGATCAGGACCTGATGAAGGATGAACATCCTTCTATGCCGATCTCACGTGATCGGCGCAGTCGTGTCTCATTCGGCGGTCGCAGTGGCGACTCCGAGTAACTGAAACTGAAGGAGCTATACCATGGCTAATATCAACGGTGCCTTTGGTCTGCGTCCCCTCAAGAAGATGGGCCAGAACACAAACAGCACCGGTGCCACCGAGTATCGCATTGCTTCGGACAACACGAATGCAATCTATCAGGGCTCTCCTGTGATCCCCCTCGCTGCTGGTGTCCTTGACATCGTCGGCGCGGCCGCAGGCGGCACTGTTGGACTGCTTGGTGTTTTCCAAGGCTGCGAGTACGTCTCGTCTGTCACCGGTGAAACAGTCTTTTCGAACTACTGGCCGGGATCGGGTGCTGACTCGAACTTCCCCGTCAAGGCGTTCGTCTATGACGATCCCGCGCAGCTGTTCGTGATCGCGACGTCTAACGTCGTGGCATCAGCTAACACGGAAGCCGAGGTTCGTGCCGCTGTGTTTGCAAACGCAAACTTTGCAACGGCCGCATCGGGTTCGACGACCACTGGTCTGTCGAGCGCAACGCTGGACCTCAATACAATCAACACCACAAACACGCTGAATCTGCGTATCATGGACATTCTTAATGATCCTGAGAACTCAGACTTCACCGAAGCGGGTGTTGGTATCATCGTTCGTCTGAACAACCACTTCAATTCGCCGAACGGCGCAATTGCTGGTGGCACTGTTTCGACAACTGGCGTGTAAAGGAGGTCTGAGTTATGGCTATTTCTCGCGCACAACTTGCGAAAGAACTTGAACCGGGCCTCAATGCCCTGTTCGGCATGGAGTATGGTCGCTACGAGAACCAGCACTCCGAGATCTACACAACTGAATCCTCGGACCGCGCGTTTGAGGAAGAAGTTATGCTCTCGGGCTTCGGTGCTGCTCCGACGAAGTCGGAAGGTTCGGCGATCACGTTCGACGAAGCCGGTGAAGCGTACACTGCGCGCTACAACCACGAAACTGTGGCCATGGCGTTTGCGTTGACCGAGGAGGCCGTAGAGGACAATCTTTACGACCGTCTTGGAAGCCGCTACACCCGCGCACTGGCACGCTCGATGGCCCACACCAAACAGGTGAAAGCTGCAGCGGTGCTGAACAACGCCTTCACGGGCGGTGCAACGGCAATCGGTGACGGCAAGGCGCTCTGTGCCACGGACCACCCGCTAAGCAGCGGTGGCTCGTTTGCCAACACCCCCGCCGTGGCTGCGGATCTGAACGAAACCTCGCTCGAGGACGCTCTGATCAACATCGCCGGCTTCGTGGACGAGCGTGGTCTGAAGATTGCCCTTCGCGGCATGAAGCTGATTGTGCCTCGCCAGCTGCAGTTCGTGGCGGAACGTCTGATGGTGTCGAACCTGCGGGTTGGCACGGCAGACAACGACGTCAACGCGCTGAAAAACATGGGGATGCTTCCGGAAGGTTATGTGGTCAATGACTTCCTGACCGACCCTGACGCATTTTTCCTGAAGACGGATGCTCCGCGTGGGTTTATCCACTTTGAGCGGACGCCTCTCAGCACTGGCATGGAGGGCGATTTCGATACGGGAAATATGCGCTTCAAGGCTCGTGAAAGATTCTCGTTTGGAACGAGCGATCCCCGTTGCGTCTTCGGCAGCCCCGGTGCCTGATTAGCGCAGTAAAAACAAGGGCTTAGGTCTGGTTAAACCCCCGCTTCGGCGGGGGTTTTTCTTCCGACAATCCAGCGGTCAGTACGTTCTGGGAAACCTTTGTTGCGGGGGCCATACAAGGGTTGGCGTTTTGAATACATTTAGTGTACCATACCCCCATCCCTGACAGCGATCCCCGCTGACACTGGCCACGACAGGAGACTCACATGGCTAATACGACTTTCTCGGGACCAGTACGTTCCGAAAACGGCTTCCAAGCCGTCACCAAAAACGCAACTACCGGCGCGGTCACTGCGACCAGTACCTTTGGCAATGACACCACTATCACAGGCACGATGACACAGGACATCTCGGTTGTTGGCACATACACGGTTGCCACGGTTCCCGACGCTGTTGCTGGCGGCATCATCTACGTGAGCGACGGCGCTGCAGGCAGCGCAATCCTTGCGTTTAGCGATGGCGCCGACTGGCTTCGTTCGGACACCGGCGCCGCTGTCTCTGGCGCGTAAGGGGGCTGACACATGGCTGGATCAGACATCAGGTCAGGTCACCTGCTTAGCAGTGGCTACATCTACAAAGAGCGTGCTCGTGTCCGAGCACTGGACGTCGTTGGTACGTCCAGTGCTGGCATCCTTGAGATCTGGGACACGGACACGCCACCCGTAGTCAGCGGGACATATGTTCGTTCTGGGACAACCGTGACGGTCACAGAAACTGCTCATGGCCTCACAACAGGTGATGTCATTGGCATCTCGTTTGAACCAGACGGCGGTGTTATTGCAACGCCCGGCAACTATGCCATCACGGTGGTGGACGCAAACACTTTTACACTCACGGACATCAACTCGGGAACCATTGCGAACGACCCAGATTGTCGTTACGTGCAGTCCAACGGTGGCGGGATCAATGCTCGTTGGATTGCCACGTGGCACACCTCGGCAAATGATACCTTCTTCAACGGGTTCAACGTGCCAGACCAAGGTCTTCTGTGTCGTAAGGGGGTGTATATCTACGCGGAGAACCTTGACTCCGTCAACATCTACTATGCTTGACGAAAGACCTTTGTGATGGCCAAGAAGCCCGCCTCAAAGAAATACGCAGACGGCACGACGTACAAGGACAGCAGCGGCAAGACACGCCGCCGCGTGTCGTCGCCCGGCACCAAGCGGGGCGACGCCTACTGCGCTCGGACCGTATCACAAAAACGGACGCCCAAGGTCAAGGTCCGCCGCAAGGCGTGGGGCTGCAAGGGTCAGAAGAGCGTAGGATGATGGGTGTGGAGTATATCAAAGAACTTCTTGCTGCATCTCTCGCGGTTGTAGCCTTTTTGGTTTGGCTTATTCGTCTGGAGTCAAAAGCTCTGGGCAATGAACGAGAGATCAGACGTCTGTGGCAGCAGCGTAAAGAGGATCTTGAGCACGCGCAAAAAGCGCGCGATGAAACCAATTCGATGTTGTCTGAGATGCGAACAGACATCAAGATGATCTTGCAGAACTTTTCCCTACGGAAGGACCGAGACACATGAATCGCAGCAGCATGGACCAGCAAATCACAAAGCCCCCTATGAAAAAGAAAACCAAGGGCTACATGGCCGGTGGTAAGATCAAGGCGGGCTCCCCTAAGCGCGGCTACGCCAAGGGTGGTAAGGTTGATCAAATGGCGTGCAGTCCCCGCAAGCAGATGGCCATGGGCAAAAAC